TCAAAAGGATTGATGGGTGTTTCATCTTCAAACTCAGGTTGCATCGCAGCGGTGATCTTGTCGAAGATCTTTTTACCGAACTTGAACAGGAACACACGACCTTCGTTCGCAGTGTTAGAGGGATCCTTCACCACGTAGATGTTGGAGTAGTAAGACAGTTTACGTTTCTGTTTACGTGCAACCTCTTTGTCTGCATCGAGACCAGAGTTCCACAGTTGAGAGTTATACTCTGACACGGGATCTTTCTGACCCAGAGTGGTCAGAGAGTTCTCGATGAACCAACCACCAGGGCCTTGAAAGGCGTGAGAATAGACTTTCGCCCATGGTAGTTCTTCACCCTCAGGAGCGGGAAGAAAACGAATGACAGCGTAACCATTACCAGCTTTATCAACTTCAGGTTTCCACAGGCGGTCATCGACACCACCCGCACCCTTATTCATTTTTTCCACCTGCTGCACCAATTTTGCAGTCAGAGAACCAAGAGTAGATTGTTTTTTAAGATTTTGAAAAGACATAAGATTTAAACGGATTTGGCTTGTGTTGTAAGCACCCCTTCATCATACTAGGTATCATCGGGGGTGTCAAGGGGTTCTCTAAGTTTTTTAAGTGTATCTTTCATTTGATTAAACACATCTTCAACAGATGAACTTGGGGGCATTCCCAGTAAACATAAAGATCTACGCATATCTTCTACAATCTCCTGAGCCTTCATGTCGTCTGACAGTTTCATCCGAAGATACATCAGGTATTGTTTTTCTAAAAGTCTCTCTAAAAGGGTGAGTTGATTTTCCTGTTCCTCATCGTTCAGAAAAGAGAATCGCATGAAGCCTTTCTGCAGTTCTACTTGCAAGGCTTGAATGTCTTTGAGACCCTCTTGCACAAATTCTGATCTAAAAAAATCACTCATTGTATCGCTATTCCTCTTAGGATTTTTTTGTATTTGTCGATGTTAATACTATTTAACAGAAATGGTCTATACTTGTCAAGCTTCAAACTGATGGTTTTCCACACAAAATCATCCAGTTTTCCGTCAAATCTTTTCTTATATTCAACCATTGCATCGAGTAAAATCATTGACTCGATTGACACATTTTTCTTCAGATGTTCCTTGACTAGAATTGGGTGTTTACCACTTTCACACTCGAACACAGAGTTGAAGTCAATCCCATTCAAAAGTTTTTCCATCTCTTGTCGAAACAGATAACCAAGACTCTGCACTTTCTTTTGCCAGAACTGATACTTTTCATCACCAGTTTGAATGATCTCTCCTATCCAGACTCTCTGAGGATCATCACACTGGGAGAAGATGGCGGTAAAGTAATCTACAATCTCTTCGTCTTTTCTTTGACGAGACATTTTTTCAAAGAAATATCGATCCTTTCTCTTGTTAAAAGAGGCGACAGATGCATTAGTTCTGCCGCCATATTTAAAGTAATCGAATGTATCTTTGGTAAAATGATTTTTGAATGCTAGATACGTTTTATAGCAATCAAACGCAGTCATAATGGAAGTCGAGCACGAGATGTTTTCTTCAGAAAATTAAGTTCCATGGCTTCCCACTTCAGTTTCTCCTTCAGTGGTTTTGAAACTAACTTTGGCACTGATTCTACATCAATACTATTCATCTCGCAATAGTGAATAATCGCATCAATATAACTCATCTTGTCATTAATGACGATGCGTTCGATATCTTGTGCGAATCGAGACGAACACAAGAATTTTTCCTCTAAGGCCTTGTTGATGTCATCCATTAACCACCATTCGGTTTCCGACAAATTCTTTAACATACTTCACCAGCAATTTAATGTAGTCACCTTTGTTTCGTTTATCATAAACGTGAACTTCACCACCTGGAGTGACCATGATTGTGATGAGTTTCTTGACAGGAATACCAGTCATATCATAATACATACAAGCGTATGCAGTTTCTTGAACGAAATATTGTTCAACCCATTCCTCTGGTTTGATTTTTTTAGAGGTCTTGAAGTCAATGACTGCAAGTTCTCCATCATACTCCGCAATGCAATCAACACGTCCAGCTAAACCAAGATACTCTGAGTAGAGTGTGCGTTCGATGGCGTGTATAGTCCCGATCCGATCTAGATAGGGTTTTGCACTATGAAACATATAACGAGTCGCAGGAAGATAATCATCCCAGATCAACTCTTTGTTTTCAAGATATGATTGTGCAACCTCGTGGAAATTTGTTCCTCTTGTTGTCGCTTCTTTTGTAACTCGATTAGCTTCCTGTTCACCGACCCGTTGCCTCCACTTCAGAAATATTTCTCTGTTATAGAAACTTGTGACTGAGGTAATAGAAGGAACCCAGTCACCATTGGGTAATTTATATAGGCGAATTCCATCAGCCTCTTTTTTGTCGAGTTCAATGTCACCGAGGTGATTTTCAATAACAAACATTACATACCAAGCGCGAGTTTCTTAATGATGTATTCCTTGACAAGCCCAGAACGAACAATATCTTCAATACCAAATTCTACCATTTGGAATGACTCATTCATCTGTTGAATGATCTTCATGAAGTCAAGGATGCCATTTCTTTCATAGGTCTTTTGCAAATCAGTTTGAGTCGCATCACCACAGAAAATAATTCTACAATCTTCACCGACACGAGTGATAATGGAATCAAGTTCATGAAAGTTCAGGTTTTGGGATTCATCAATCAAAAGAATAGATCGATCGATGGTTGTGCCGCGAATGAAAGATGTTGACCAGAATTTGATAGTCTCCTGTTGTTTCAGGTTTCCATACAACATTTCAAAGTCAGCATCAGATGGCATTTCAAACATATATTTTACCATATTCTTGTAAGGAATTTGGTAAAGTGATGACTTATCTTCGTGATCACCAGGCAAGAATCCAATCTCTCTTGTGGCCACAAGAGAACGAACGATGTAAACTCGATCATAAGGTGTTCTTTCATCCAGAACATCCTTCAGCGCCAGATACAATGCAACAAATGTTTTACCTGTGCCTGCAGCACCGTAAGCAAAAATATTTTTACCCTCCTTATACTTTTCAAAGAGAAGTTTTTGATTCTCAGTGATCGGTTCAATCTTGGTGAGTAAATCCGTGTTGATTGGTTTCTTTCTTTTCATTTGTTTTGCAGTCATTCCAACGCCAATCGGAGAGTTTGATGATTTTCTTGCCATCAGTTGATCTTAGTGACACGGGATCCAGGAGCTTTTGATGCCTTGTGAAGAACATCATTCCAACCAGGGTTTCGATTGATGAGTCTGTTTCTCCACTCACCAACTTCTCCAATGGAAGCACAGCCTTGAGACCAATCCTTGTCCCATTCAGGATTATCCTCTCTCCATTGAGTATATGCAGAGACGCTCATCTCAAGTTCTTTTTGTTCACCAGTCTCTTTATGAATCACAGGGTATGTGGGCATAAGTCACAAAATAAGATAAAAATATTTATTGGATTAAAAGAGCTGGTTGATCAACGCACTCAGGGCAGTTCTCCCGTGTCCAACCCAATGCTTCAGAGACCACGGGAAACTCACAAGTGAATACACAACGAACCGCTTCCGCGATATCCATGTGTTCCTTTTGTGTGCCATGTGCAGAACGCAGATCAACGTAGTGAATCCAAGAGCGCACAGAACCCGTCATATAAAGGCGTGTGGGGGTCGCCAGAGGTAATACAAACCTTGCACACTCCTTTGCGACTCCTTGACTCAAAAGAAACTCATAGAGGTCTTGGGCGTCACGGAAGAGGTCACGGATCATCTTATTCATCATGAAGATTTTCTCTTCTTCCAGATCGTCAACGGAGTTCTGACGATTCTTTGTGTCCTGACGGCGAAGTTCTGGAACTGGAATTTCACTTGTCAATAGTTCAACATCCGCATAACGTTGGGAGAACTCTTGAAAGGTAAAACTACGATGACGCAGAATCTGAGCTGCGATACCACGGGAGGTTTCAATCTCCAGAGTCATGTGTGCCTGCTCAAATACAGACCAATGATTGTGCTTAATACAATAACGTAACAGACCTGCATAGTTTTCAGAATCCTGATTCGCTGGATTAGAAACTCTCGCAACATAAGCCATTGTTTGCTCTGCATCTGGAGTCACCGAGATAAGTTTTACATTAGTCGCAGTAGCCATCGTCGTCTCCTTCATAGAACACTTCGTCGTAATCTGTGATATAAGGTGCGACCTCCTCATAGTTTGGTTTATATGCATTCACATCGGAATACACCTCTGATTTCAGAGAGTCAACTAACAGTTCAAGGTTGCGAATTATTAGTTTGAGTTTTTCTTGATCCATAATCAATTCCTCCGTTACCATTGTATACAAAAAAAGAGGGGAAGTCAATCCCCCCCATACTTTCTTAGAAGCTCCGAAATTATTTTTTCATCTCCACTCAGAGTTTTAATTTCGTAGAGGTTTGTCTTCATATATTTCTTTAGTTTTTTATACTCTTTACTCAGATTACTTACCTCGTCCCAGTTGATTTGAATGCCTTTCTTTTTTTCTTTTCCATCAAAACCAAATCCAATAGTCATCGCCGTTTCTTGTTTTCTTTTACAGGTTCACCCCATATTCTAGGGTTGACGGTTCCAGGGCCAAAATCAATACTGATCAATGAACCTGCACCGAACTTATCATAATACATGTCGAAGATGTTAACTCTCTTTCCAGAGCGAACCAAATCTTTTACAACAGCTCCCTCGCAGTTTTTGTATGTCACAATATATGCATCAAGAGGAAAAGACTTATCAGTCAAATGAACTGGAGTGCAGTTCTCCACCAATAGTTCTGTGTTGTATTTGTTTTTGAGCGAACTCTTTTCTTGAGGTGTCCAGTAAACTTCATCCATATATTCTTTTGAAGTAGTGGTTATTGCCATATCAACCTCCTCTGTTACCCCACGTAATGTCAGGAAAGGCTTCCGCAACTTGTTCTTTAGTTATTTTATATTTGGTCGAGAGTTTTTTGTCTTTTACCAAACAGATAATCTCAGCTTCGTCTGGATGAAGACCCTCTAATAGTTGAAGAAATAATTGTTCTCTTTTTACAGGGCGTAGAAATTTATTACCACCCTTTAGAAAGTTGTAAAGAACTTTCCATTCATGTGCAAGATACGTGTGTTCTGTTCCAGCAGGAGCTTCATTTTTTGCAAAGGGAACCTCTCCTTCAGGCAAAACAGAAACAGCACTATCATCGAAGTTCCAGATCAGAACTGCCTTCAGATGAAGTGATTCATTCTCTTTCAGAACTTCAATTTTTTTGGCTTTTGTTTTTTGTTTTGATACCTTATCAAGGACTTCACTCAACAAAGGATTGCTGGGCAATCTGGATTCACCAAGATCAGGATGTGTTTCAGTCATAGTCATAGTAGTTACTCGTCTTCTAATTCTTCATCGTATAAAAAATCTGAATTTTCTACACGAAAAGCAATAATTTCATCAGGAATTACGTTACCTCTTTCGTCATACATCTCTGGATGCATCTGGGGAACAACCGTTTTTTGAACATGTTCTTTGTATAACCATCCTATTATACCACCAACACATAGAAAAAGCACGGAAAACAAAGTAGCGAAAGTTAAGGCAATTGCTAACATTTTACTTTCCCCCGAGAGTTATGTTTTGTTTTCTTGTGTGAAAAGAAAACTCAAAATAGATGTGAAACTCTCTTCTAAGGAGAGAGACCATCTTTCCAAAACAAAGTTTAAATGCCTTGGGTTGTTCTGGTTCCCTCCTATTCTGTAACATTAGTTCAACACCTTTATTTATCTTGAGTTTTCTTCCTCCGCCCACGTCTTTTGTCTTTTTCATACTTCCAAGCATCCTCTAATATACCATACAAATAATCTCTGATTTTTCTTGCTTCTGGTTTTGGAATATGACCATAAGCTTCGCGGAGTTGTTTATGCATCTCATCTGGCCCACCCGACAAATACTCATCAAGATCATCGACGATACTACTTAGATTCGCAGCGGTCGGGCTTCCGATGAACATCTGAACTTGTGGTTTTGTGGCTTCGATTGATTTTAGATAGTCATAAAAGTTCAAGATAAACTTATGACTTTCAAACGCATAATCAACAGCTTTTTCGATGACTCCATTAATGTCTTCCATTAGACCAGTTTATTCTCCTGTAGGTATGCAACGGTGTCCATACATCCACCAAGATGTTTATCATCAAGGACGACTTGTGGAAATGAGGTGTCTTTACCAAACTCACTATAGAACTGTTCTTGAGTAAAGTCAACCCCTAATTTATATACTGTATGATCGAGACTAGCAAATTCTAATACTTGCACAATTTTTGTGCAGAAAGGGCAACCTGCTTTTGAATAGACAGTAAAGTTCATTGTTTCTCCTGATGATATTTTTTGCATAACCGACAAGAATTTTAACGATTGTATTTTCGTTCAGGATTCATAATATTTATTTTAATATAAGTTTATAGAGAAGTCAATGAGTCTTTTTACTCAACCGATAAACATAGATGTGTTTGCCTGGAGTTTCAACGTATTTTGCATCTCCATTTTCTAAGGCAAGTTTCATCCGTTGAGCAAAGGGTTTCAGATTTTTATTTCCATTCTTATCAATATGATATGTGCGAATGCATTTATCGTGATAGGTTTTTCCATCATATTCAATGACTCTACCCTTTGAAGTCAATCCGTGATATTCAAAGTTTGATGCTTTATAAATGGTTCCTTGATGATTATGAAACATATCGGCATATGAAATAACAATCTTATAGTTTGTATTTCTCTTTAACCATCTCAGAGTTTTACCTATGAAATAACTTTCAGTATTTTTTGGCGTATTATCAATACAACAAAGACGCCGAAGTTCTATGATATCACTTTCAGAGTCAGCATACTTTTTCCACGTATTTGCCATCCCCAATGGACCATAAATCATTGCACCAATCAAATTACCTTGATAAAATAATCCAAATACATTAGAGATCCTGAGTCCATTGACATTAGAAGAATAGTGCCAGGTCTCTACAAAGTCTCTGACACATTGAATTGTGGTTGGGTGAACTTCAAAGTCAGTAACTTTTGCTTCACGATAATCCAGATCTTCAAAGAGCAGGGATGATAGTGCGTTCAACTTCATCATAAGTATCTTGAATTATTTTTACAATAGTGTCATATAGGTCATTATAATCTACACCGATCTTTTCCCAAAACTTCCGTCCACCAATATACAAAACTCCATCTTTAACATACTCATAAGATTCACCTAGAGCAGTTGCAAAAAATGGATTAGTGCCATTCATAGATGTCGTTTCAAGAAGTTTATTTAAAGAATCTTTTACGTGAGTTCCAGTTTGTGTGTTTTTATTAGATTTCAATTGACCCTCACCAAACAAAGTATGAAGATCAATTCCTGAGGTTTTCTTCTCTTCTTTATCAGTATTAATCACACCTTTGCCACACTTGGCAGAAACTTCCTGGAGTTCATGACCTAGACAAGTTGAAAATGTTCTCTCAAAGGAAGCATAAACATTGAGACACGGGACCGCTGCTTTAATGATATTAAGCCTTTGAGGGTCTTCTTTTAGATTACTTTTAATTTTTTTGATTGTTTTATCTTTAATTGGCAGAAGAATATTGTAAATTTTTTGATCAACCATAAGAATAAAAAAAGAGACCCCTTGAGGAAGTCTCCATATTATACCACGTTTTTAGTGAAGTATCAACCGATGGTTGGTGCAGTCAGAGCAACAGAAGTTGATCCAGCAGAAGCCAAATCCAGAGGGAAGTTGTGAGCGTTGCGCTCGTGCATCACTTCCATGCCCAGACCAGCACGGTTCAGGATGTCTGCCCAGGTAGGGATGACTTTACCTC